CATGACTCCGAATGAATCGGATAACAAATGGGTGCGAAGAATCTCAGGCGTCATTAGCTGGCTCGCCCTGAATGTGGGTAAGGCGAAGTCTAAGTGAAGGCTTTCTTCCAACTGCTAACTGCTGCTCTTCAAGCCTATGTTGAATATGTGCGCCTGCAAAGAGACAGACATCTCGACGCTCTCGAAGATCGTCTTGATGCTCTCGCATCTATTGGTGATCCCGCTAGCAAGTTGCTCATGGAACGAGTTGCCCAACGCATCGACCGCGAACGCAAGCGCCTTGTACGATCCTCCGACGATCACTCTGATCGAGGGGAAAACGTATGAGTTCTGCGAGGGGAGTTTGGTAGGGCGAGAAGGCCACAAGTTTCACAGTGATTACTCATACCGCCGTGCAATCATAATAGGAGAAAAATAATACGATGTCAGATTTTTTAAGAAGCGTTGAACGTGCTCTCAATCCGTATATTGGTAGCTCTTACAAGAAAGAGCAGATAGCGGCTGGGATAAAACATAGCCGGAATTTAGAAGAAGCTATTCGTCGGCAACGCGCACTGGATAAAGTTACCAGCCGAATATCTCCCCCAGAAGAGAAGGCGGAATACATTGCGGCAGAACGTCGTTCGCCAGAATCCCAG